TTTCCGCGACCATCTTAGCTTTTTCCATTTCGACGTTGGCCTTGACCTGATCACTGACCGCCTTCTGCTGGACTTTCTCGGCTTCGATTTGAAGAAGCGGGTCAGGCTGTGGCTGCTGCTTGTACTGCGGCGCCAACTGCTGCATCGCTTGTGCGACCATCATCGCAAGTTGATTTTCCATTTCCGGTGGCATCGGCGTACCCGGAGGCGGCAAAGGCTGACCGATCATCTGCTGAACCTGTACGCGCAGCTTGAGCGCCATGTGCTCATTGATGTGCGCCTGCAGATTCGGATTCTGCTCAGCAAGCGGCATATGCGCCGCAATGTGTGCATCGTGATCCTGATACTCGCCAGCCTTGAGCGGGCCACCCATCATCGCCGTCTGGTTCTCAGTCAGAGGATCCATAGGCATCGGAGGCTGAGCTTCCTTGTTCGGCAACAGCAGTTCAACGCGCTGAGGATCAATCCCCATCTCGATGTACATCTGCCGGAAAGCTTCCTGCGTATTGTGCAGCTCAGGCGCCTGTGTCGCGAAACGCAACAAAGCTTCCGCCCGCATCATCCGCTGCGCAGAGCTACTGATGTTCGGGTCGCTGACAGGGATAACATCGACGTTGTTGTCGAAGTCGTCGCGCATGATCGCCTTCGTTCCACCCCGCACAGGGAATGGATACGGCGTATCGGGCAGATACTTGCCGAACAGGTCGGCGATCAGCTTCAGTTCCTTGCCCAGAGATTTGTGCGCGCGCTTGAGCGTTGCCGACTGCACGCGAGTCGCAGCTTCCATTAACGCTACAGTCGTTCCTACCGGCGCGTCCTGCCTTCCGTCACCAACAGCAATCTCAGCCGTGTTGGCCAGATTACGGGCACCCTCATACGTCTCCTGCAGCAACTGCAAGGAAACTGCAGACGGCTCCTTATAGGGCATCGTCATGATGGCGTTCTGAATCGGCAGGCCAGCTGTATCGATTTCGCGGAACTCAGTCGGGCCGATGCCGATGTTGTTGTCCTCGATACGCATACCCTTGACGCGCAGACCACCCGGGAAGTTATTCAGCGTGCCGGCGTCGATCAGCTGGCGGCGGATCGATGTCGCGGTTTTGGCGCTGTTACCCAAGATATGGGCATAGCCCAGACCGTAGAATCCAAGGCCCGGAATGAATTTGTAATGCACGAAATAGTCGCGCTTCTGGTACGTTTCGTCGCCCTCGTCCCAGTTGCGGCGGATCGACAGAACCTTCTTGCTCTGCTCATCAACGGTCACAATGTACGGAAGCGGAATGCCGTCTTCGTTCTCAAAGCCCTTGAGATCGATGTCAGCGTAGATTTCGTAGATGTTGTATTCGTCCGTGCCTTCAGCGCCCGGCTCAATGCCCTGCACCTTGTCCACCTGCGCCTGAATCGGATAAGAGTTGCTCAGGTTCTGCTGCGGGTCACCCAGATCAATCTTGCGGTACGCACCGCTCAACTGCGCCAGCTTGAGCTGCTTCTTCGACATCTGCGTAACGTGCGCAAAACGCGGCGATGTGCTCAGGTCCGTCGTGTTATACGACGTAATGAAGTTCTTCGGCGTAACGAAACGCGCCACAGGACGGCCCAAGATCGGATCTTGATAGACCTTCTTGAACGTCGAGCCCACCAGACCAAGCCACATGAGCATCTGGTCGAACTCTTCGTAATATTCTGGGGCCAATTCCGTCAGGTACAGGTTCATCCAGTCCTGAACGCGCGACGCCTGCGCTTCCAAATCAGGGTTCGGAACCCCAATGACCTGCGTCTTCACCGGCCCAACCGCTGGCATCAGCTCACCGCGTGCAGTCGCCTGCCAACGAATGACAGCTTCCGCCATCAGCGGGTCGAACACACCACACGCACCATTAAAGGGTGTGGTGCGGTCTTCAAACGTCAGGCCCAACAGCTCAATGCCGCGCTTCATGGTGGTTTCCCACTCACCGCGCGACTCTAAATCTTCTGCAACGCCAGACATCAACTGCTCGGAAAGTCCAGCAAGGTCCATATCGGACATATACTCGCACAGGTTCTCGTCGTGCTCGGACTCTTCTTCCTCAGCTTCCTCAGCTGGCTCGAAGTCTACCTCGAGTGATCCGTCTTCGGCTTCGCTCATCAGCGCGCCGTCAAGCATCTGGCCACCTTCTTCAGGAAATTCAAACTCAATGCCCGTTTCAGGCATAGCTTGAGACGGCCCACCAATCCCCTCAAAGGCAGGGCGCAACAAGTCAGCTTCAGTCATTGGTCTGGTGGCCATATTCAATCCTTATCAGCTAATTGGTTAGGCATCAATAGAATGCTTCACGTTCTCGTGGTGTATCGTAATATTCTTCCTGCGGATCTTCTGTATTAGCAACCCATCCCGACTGCTTCACCCGCAAAAACGCCATCGTCATCGTATCAACCCAGTCCCGCGAGTCCGCTGCAGGAAACTGAACGCACTGTTCCAAGAAATCCCCAGCCCAAGGACGTAGCGTATCATAGGAAGGACCCTGTGCAGGCAGCCAAACCCGCCCATTCTCAATCAAATCCGTCACCAGACGCACACGCGCGATCTTGTCACCGAACTTATCCGGGTTAAACTTCGTCGCCACAATGCCAGCACGCGCCAGATCGTGAATCAGCATCTGCCCGTTCGCCTTGGCCTCAACCAATATCGTATCCGGCTGCCTATTCTTGCTCGGCTTAATCGGCACGCTGTAATTATCATCGCGGTAATCGCGCGCCATGCGCTGCACCTGACGCCTCAATATGGGCCATTCAACCCGCCCGCGCCACACCGACAGCAGGATCAGGTTCGGAATACCATCGTCATTGTCGAACACGCCCCACGTCGTACTAGCACTAAACGCCGACGTTTTATTCGCCGTCAGCGCCGTATCCCACGCCTGTATGACGTACTTAATCTTAGGTGGATCCTTGGACTTCCACCATTTAAACCACGTCTGGTCGATGATACCGCCAGAATCCACGACCGGGTTCTGTTGGTACAACGATGACCATATGCGGCTCGTTGTCGAAGGCTGCCGCTTTATTTTCTCCAGTTCTTCTGCTGGAAACTGCTCCGGCCACAGCGCCTCTCCGGGCTTTCGCCCAAGGATATCGTTATCAACGGCAAGCGCAGGCAGCGACACGCGCTCCCACTTCTCACCCTCTCCATCTCTTTCCGCCTGATCCAGACGGCCCATGTGGTCACCCAAGTGCCAACGGGTTCCAATCAACACAATCGGCGTATTCTGGTTCTTACGCCGCGTGTAAAAGTCAGCGCCGTACCACGCCCACAGCTTATTACGCTCGCTGTCCGACTCAGCCGCCTGAATACCAGACAGCAAGTCATCCCCCAGCAGGATATCGCCACGACGACCCGTCACGTTCGCGCCAACAGCAGTCGCGTGATACCCGCCAGCCTTCGTCGTCATCCACTCGCCGGCTGCCGTCTTGTCCGAACTGATCCCGCTATCAGGAAACAGCCGAGAATGTTCGTCGCCCTTAATGGTATTACGCACCTTCAGACCAAACGAATCCGAAAGCTCCTGCTTGTGCGTCGCGAAAATAATGTTCTTCTCTGGGTATTTCGCCAAGAAGTATGCCGGGAAGTAGTGTGACGCGACGAACGACTTCCCATGTCCCGGCGGCATAGAAATCATCAGGCGCAGCGTGCGACCCTCGATAACGTCGTCCAGCTTGTCGCAGATCAGCTTCATATGAGGCGGAGGCTTCAGCCCCGACACGTACTCAATGTACGCAGCCAGAGACACCATCGCCTCCTCGCGACGAAGCAATTCCTTAAACAGCTCATCGCGGGGCAGATTCATTTACAACGCCTCATACGTATCTGTGAACGCCTGCGGGCTTAGTGCTGTCACATGCCCCATCTCATTCTTCACAATCCAACAATAAGGCGACGCAAGCTCTTCCCCGAATGCAGTATCCAATACGATCTGACTGTGCCGATTGACCGTCACATCGTCATCGATGAAGGCAGCAATCTCAGGCAAGTTATGCCCAGTCCATTGCTTCGCTGTAACGGTCAGTGGCTTCCTACGGTATTTCATTCAGCCTGCTTCTGAATTAACTGCCCCTTAAGGTCGGCAGTCAGGCTAACATAATACTGCAGATTACTCTCCATCTTCGCCGCGTCAGCGCGCAGCTCCAAGAACTGTTCCATCACGTCGGCGCAGCACTCCTTCGTGTCCTCCCACTGATCCTTGCTCAACGTCGCAACCTCACCACGCATCACGCTGATCAGAGAACGCACGTTCACCATCAGCTCAGGGTCGAACTTCATCTGTACCCAATCAGCATTTTCCATCGTTCGAATCCTCTTCTAAACGCTGCCTCATCATAACTGCAGCTTGCTGAAACGCCTCTTCAGCAACAGAATTCCAATCGCGAGAATCATCCGCACTTATTAAAGCCTGCATGGCTAAGCCAGCATACCAATCACGTAATTCTTTATAACTCTTACTCATCATCTATCTCCTTTAATCCGATACACCTCAAAAACAGGAAGTCTACGCCACGCCACCAGCCGCGCATAGACCCTTATGCCAAAGAGCTGAAACGTCACGCAACGCGCCTCCGGGCATATATTCAGGCCGTTACGGATTACATCGCCCTCACGCCGGATCACTTAAACTCTACTCCATCTAACCACGCATCCACCAGCCGGTGCAACTGCTCACGGCTCAAGCGACCCTCCTCGCCCTCAGGCCAAGAACCACCCTGATGTAGCAGCAAGTCATATCCCTGCTCACTAACCTTCAGATACGGAAGCACCACAGAGCCCGGCATACCCATCGCGCCAGTCACAAACGATACATCGTAACTATACGGCCTGCTCATCGTCTTCCACCTCCGTATATTCCGCGTCAATCATCAACGGCACAGGCGATGCCTCCAATTCCTTACTCACCATGCGGCGCAAATCCTCCAACGATAATTCCGCAGGGCGCACGTTATGATTAATCGTCACCGTCTGATCCATATACCCAAGCAACTGCGCCTGCGCCTTCACCGCGTTAATCGCACTCGGTAACGCAGCCTCCTGCATCGCCACCTCATGGATCGCGTCCAGCTTCTCAATCAAACCATCACGGCTTAACGGCGCAACCGGGACATCCGTACCCTTCTCAATCCCAAAATCCGCCAAGACCGACAAAGCAATCCGAATCTCAGGACGCGCCAGCGTCCGCTCAGCCATCACCTTCGCGCCAACACCGCCAGTCGGA